ACGTTGAAATAAAAGTCAAGATGCTGGCCAAGAAGTCAGGTAACTTACAGATCAAATACTTGCCGAGTGGTAGTAACGTGTTGGACGTTAGGACATATCTCAAAGAACTGGAATTGAAGAACAAGAAGAAGGTAGACTGCATACTGATTGACTACTTGGATCTTATGATGCCCAAGAGCAAAAGGATATCGCCGGCAGACCTGTTCATCAAGGACAAGTATGTTTCAGAGGAACTGAGGAACTTGGTCGTTGAGAAACAATGTGTGTTGGCCACTGCATCACAGTTGAACAGGGCAAGTGTTGAAGAAATAGAATTCGATCACAGTCACATCTCAGGTGGACTGTCCAAGATACAGACAGCAGATAACGTGATAGGTATCTTCACATCGAGGGCAATGAAAGAACGTGGAAGATATCAGATACAGTTCATGAAGACAAGATCAAGTTCAGGTGTTGGACAGAAAGTGGACTTGGAGTTTGATGTTGACAGTCTGAGGATAAGAAGCCTAGACGAGGAAGAATCACAGAGCTACAACCAGCAGGGCAAGAACAAGATATACGATTCATTAAAACAGACCTCCAAGGTTACTGCAGACACATCACCCGATGCTAGACCAGGAGTGCCGGATCCTCGTAAGGGTGACGCACTAGGGGGTAAGGTCAAAGCCACAGTGGAAGGCGGCAAATTGAGACAACTGTTAAACGAACTGCACTCAGACGAAGAGCAGTAGTGAAAAAATGCATAGTCCAATATTGGATACAAGCAGACCAATACAGTGATCCTGACTACAATGCACTACTAAAAAAAAGCCAAGAGTTTGACGCTGAGGAATTTGCTGGTCGTAGTGCTAGGAGTTTCCAATCGTATGCAGACAAACATGGTCATGACTTTATCAGGATAGAAAAAAAGAAACTAGATTTTAAACACCCAACGTTTGAAAGATTTGATCTTTGGTTAGATGACACCTGGTGGGAGCAGTACGATGAAATCATGTACACTGACAGTGACGTGTTTGCCATGCCTGACGCTCCAGATATATTTTCCGAGTATCCCGATGGTACTTCATTAAAGGTGTGTGATTATGCAAAATTCCAACAAGCACACTCGCAAGAGCATTTTGATAATTGGCATCAAGGATTACTAAAGGAATGTACGATCGAGGAATGCAAACAGATAGGATTCCAACCCGGTGTATTCATATTGTCCAAATCGGCCAGAGATGACATGAAACCATTCATAGCACGGTTCAGAGATCTGGATGATCATGACGGTAATATACTGATGTGGGCCGCTATCAAGAGCAAAGTCCCTGTTCTCAGAATGAGTGAGCTATACAACTTCAAGAATGCACATATGCGTGGAAAACCTAAAGTCAACTTCTTCCATGCCGCGGGACACAAGAAGATGAAACACTTTCATAGCATAAATTCTTTCCTGATCAAAAACGGAATTAAATAAGGGTATATCATGATCCTTATAGCACACAGAGGCAACATTAACGGCCGGATCCCGGAACGTGAAAATACAGTAGCCTACATACAAGAAGCACTGGACCAAGGATATCATTGTGAAATAGATATATGTAAATGGGATGGTGAAAAGTTTTGGTTAGGTCATGACGAACCAACAGAAGCTGTTGATCGTGAATGGTTGAAGGACAACGACCTGTGGTGCCATGCCAAGAACTACAACGCACTGGAGGCCATGATGGCCATGGGCATACATTGTTTCTTTCACCAGGAAGATGATTACTCTACAACATCCGCTGGATACATATGGGCTTACCCTGGCATGCCTGGCGGTATAAAAACCATCGCTGTACATCCGGAGAAGTTATCCCTTTCAGATGTAAAAAAATTTGCAGGCATCTGCGGAGACGATTTAATAACATACAAGGAACATTTAAAATGAAAATAATAGTACCAATGGCTGGAGCAGGATCCAGATTTGAAAAAGCAGGATACACATTTCCAAAACCCTTGATCGAAGTGTATGGACAACCAATGATAGCCAAAGTTGTTGAAAATTTAAACTTGCAAGGACAATACATCTTCCTCGTGCAGAAGTCACACTATGAAAAATATGACCTGCAAGGAATGTTGTCAATGATAGCTCCCGGATGCGAGATCGTGCAGATAGACGGAGTGACAGAAGGGGCGGCCTGTACAGTACTCAAAGCAAGGCAGTTGATAGACAACAACGAACAGTTGATCATATCAAACTCTGATCAATACATCAAATGGAACAGCCTAGAAACAATCAGTTCATTCAGCCACGAAGACTCGGACGGTGGAATGTTAACTTTCAACAGTGTACATCCTAAACATAGTTTTGCCAAAATTGACGGCAACGGGTGGGTGTCAGAAGTTGCAGAGAAGAATCCAATATCAAACAATGCCACCGTAGGCATATACCACTGGAAACGGGGTAGTGACTTCGTCAAGTATGCAGACCAAATGATAGAGAAGGATATCAGGACCAACAACGAGTTTTATGTTTGTCCTGTGTACAACGAAGCAATTAAGGATGGCAAAAAGATCAGGGCCAGCCTTGTTGATGAGATGTGGGGAATGGGCACACCTGAAGAGCTTAACAACTTCCTAGCCAATTACAAAGACTAGTATGCTGTTTTACAACACAGCAATAGATAGTGAAAAATATTTCATAGCAACCTACGACATGGCCAGCAGTGCCAATCTCAAGGAGGCCGCGTGGGCACTCGCAATTGGACAGAGTGTTGGTAATCCAAGTGTGCGTAACACATGGGAGACAGATGAACTTTTTGAAAACCATAGTTGTGTGATAGTTGGTGAGAAATCAAAATTAGAAAAACAAACACAAGGACTAGTCAAGATCGCGTTTCCTGTAATCAACACAGACTGGGAGACAGACGGCGTGGCACACATGCTTTGTCAGTTGATGGGAGGACACGTTGACATAGATATTATTACAAAATGTAGATTAATAGAATTGGCGCTACCCAAAGCAGTAACCAAACATTTCCTCGGACCAAAATTTGGTCTGTCGGGCATAAGAGAATTCACAGGACAATACAACAAGCCGTTGCTTGGTGGTATAGTCAAACCCAAGATAGGGATAACACCAAAAATTTTACTAGAAATGGTCAAACAGATGGTGGGTGGCGGAGTGGACTTTATCAAGGAAGATGAGATAATGGCCAATCCTGTTATCTGTCCATTAGACCAACGTGTGGATTTGATATCAAATTATCTAGCCAAACAGAGTCGTAAAATTATTTTCTGTCACACCATCAACTGTGATCCACACGTGCTGACCGATCGTGTGAAACGTGTTCACGAGCTAGGAGGTAACGGAGTACACATCAACGTGTTTAGTGGATACGGATCTTATAACAGCATTAGGAAATTAGACCTACCCTTGTTCTTGCATTACCAGAGCAGTGGTGCAAAGGTCACAACAGATGTAGGCCACAGGTTCAGTATCAGCTGGCCAGTGATGTGCCAACTGGCCACACTGATGGGTGCAGACACAATCCAAACAGGAATGGTCGGCGGATACAGCAACGACGATCCTGAAGAGATACTGAAGTGTTTAGAAATATTAAGGGCCGGGAATACCACACCAGCATTGAGTTGTGGATTCAATCCGGGGTTGGTTGATAAAGTTAATAGTATAGCAGGCACTGATTACATGGCAAACGCCGGTGGAGCCATACACGGACACCCGGGAGGAACAATCGCAGGTGCTCGAGCAATGCGACAAGCAGTGGACAAAACACACGGGGTGGAGTATGAACAGGCCATCGCCAAGTGGGGCTTTACAAAATGATCCATGCAGACGAGATAGCAGTTTGCGTATCTGGTCTAGCTAGAGAAGGTTACAAAGAAGCCATTGAGGTAGCACAAAAAGTTTTTCCATTTAAATTTTTCTACATGCAATGGAAAGGGTATCCAGAGCCCGAAGTTCCTGATTGCGAGTATTTCAACGAACCACAGTATGATTATCACAATCTCACAGACACACAGTACAAGCCTGACTGTGACATATGGCGTAGATATGCGAGTCATAAGCAGGCAAAGATATTCCGTAAGCCCGGGGCGTGGGAGAAGACCAAGCACAACTCGAAACAGACACTGGCACACTACTGGCTTACCAACACCATACCTGAACAATACAAAACAATTATCAAACTGAGATACGACACATTAATGTCAACTAAAGTTGATTTCATGCCGTTACTGGAACAAGCACAACAAGGAAAAGTTGTTGGTATTTGGGCATCGGCAGAAGTAGACGATCCATTGCAAATACACAAATACAAAGATTGTAAAAGATGTCCTGGACCATTCCTGTGGGATCATCTCATATTCCATCCTAGAGAAAAATTAAAGAACGTGGAGAAGTTGTTCCATGAAAAAAATTTACTAGGTGCTGAATGGGGTTGGCACCAGGTGCTGTGTCACCAATGGGGAGAGGACAACAACTACATAAATGCTATCGGCGGCAACATTCTAACTGCACATAGGGTTAAAAAATAGATGTACAATTATTACGGATGGAAAGTGAGTGATTCAGATCCGGGACCTGCAAATTGGAAGAAGCAAGGCAAAGACCTTACAACAGAAGGAGATGAGGAACTGCTACGTGTGATCAACACAGATGTGTTATCTAACAAGAGGACAGCACTAGAGATAGGTGTTAATTATGGATTTGGTATACCGTTACTGAGCAAACATTTTAATCACGTACACACGTTTGATTTCCCAAACGATATATTTGAGTGCTTTCAAGCCAATATGCAAGAACGTAACATTAACAATCTAACAATGCATTCATATGGACTGGGTGCGGAAAATATGCAAGTGGCAAATATAGATAGATTCAGGAGAAAAGGATTTAACCGAGGTGCGTTAGCGAACAGTGTAGTTGATGATCAAACACAGTTGAGAGAAGGTGAAGATCAATATATATCCCAAAAAAAGTTTGAAGTAAAAACACTAGACAGTCTACAGATTAAAGATGTTGATCTTGTAATTATAGACACAGAAGGGTATGAAGTAAATGTACTACAGGGTGCCACCGAAACTATTAAAAGATATTCTCCGGTACTTGTAGTAGAGTTTTCTGCAAAACAATTATCAAAATATAATTACACTATTCAAAAATTAGAAAAGTTTTTGATAGAATTAGGTTATCAACATTATAACAATCTTAACGCAGTTGATAGAGTCTATGTGTGCAAGGCATAATACGATTTATCTAATAAACAGATAATCGTTCGGCTGTCCCAGTTTGTAGTAGATGTCAACACACCTGTAACCCATGCCTTCTAGTAACTTCTTCGCCGACATGTCTCCCCTGTTTATCTCACACAGTATCACCGGGTTGTTATGTTCTATGGTCTTTGTGGCACCTTTTATCACTAGTGGTTCGTAGCCCTCCACATCCATCTTTATGAAGTCTATGTTTTCATCCAGACCCAACGAGTCCAATGGAACAACCGGTACCCGCAAGGTACAAGATCCATGCATGGTGTCACTTTTAATACGTCCAACCCCGGGCTTGGTGAATTTTGTTTCTTCCTTCTCTCCTAACCCTGTGTGGTGGAATGTTATTTTGTTTTTGTTTTTTATGAATTTGGTCATCTGGTTGGATTTATCCCTGAAATCAAAACAATGCACATGGTTGAAGTCCTGCTCCAGTTTCGCCGCAAATTGGAAGACGTCACAACCAATGTCCAGTGCCGTGTGGAATCCCTTCATGTGTTTTCGTGCTAGGTCGTAAGTCTTGTCTGTCTCACTTTGTCTGAACTGTGCATCACTCATAGTTCCAGTGCCTTTCCTAACAGTTTAATGTCAACTACTAGATTGTTGTTTTTCATTTTTGGTCTCTTGGCCGGTGATCCTGTCTCCATACCGCACGTTATCCATTTCAGTCCAGCGGTGTCTCCAATGTTGTTGTACCAGTGTTCCGTGTCCAACAGGAACTTGTGGTTGAAGTCTACTACCTTTGTTCCTGGTCGCATGGCATACACGTGTGAGAGATTGGCCCCTGTGGCGCTGACAACCACCTGACAACTGTGCAACAGATCTAGTTTGTCCTGCAGTGACAGTTCTGAAAAATTTTCGTAGAACTCGAACCCTTGTGATCCTAGAAACTCACGCACTTCGTCTTCGTTGTCCACACCCCTGGCCTGTGCATCTTTGTTACGGCTGATGTATATTTTTCTATCCTGGCTAGACCTTGCTGGCAAGAACGTGTCCATTAAGAATTCTGTAGTCCATGCCGAGTTCTTGCCAACAGTCCCGTCCGGTTTAGTGAACATGTGGAACTCTGGTGCTTCCACCACACACGGTGTGGCTAGTTCTACTATCCTGTCTCTGATGTCTGGTAGGTGCTCCAGTGATTCCTTCTGCCACGCAGAAAGTTCGTTTGTTATGATTTTGTGATCGTTGGTCCTGAAATACTTGAACAGTGGTAGGTCTTCATTGAACCAGTGCCAGTAGGCGTTGAGGCTGAATGATAGATTCACTGGGTCGGAGAATGTGTGTTTGGGTTTGTCTTCTATCTGAAATTCAATTTGTGTTCCTAGTGACTTCTTGGGGTGAAATTTTTTCCAGAAAGGACTCGCTGTCCTCGACACTTTGTTGCCTTTGGTAGGATTGCCAAAGTAAAAATTACTATCGCAGATCACTCCAAAGTAGTGTCCGGAGTCTGATCCCGATATGGCCGTCCCTGAAGGTATAATGTATTCTGTTATAGTGTTCTCTGTGTATTCTATCCTGTGCGTTCGTTCCGCAGGATCTAACATCGTTATCCCGTAGCTACGGGTTTTACCTTGATAATGTGTGTGTTGTGTGACTGACTCTAGGTTACAGGGTGTTACTAGCATGTGTCTATTTAATTGTGTGTGCCACAGTCACAAAAAAAGGGCAATATTTCTACTGCCCTCTTTTCAATATTGGAACTAGAATGTTAACTTGATTCCAGCTGACATACCTGAGATATCTTTGTTACCTGCAGTTTTGTCTTGTGCTTCGTATCCCGCATATAGAGAGAAGCTATCTGTGATAGACTTCGTAGCCCCTAATGTAGTGTACGCAGTACCATCTTTGATCTCACCGTAACCTACAGCAAATTTAGTATCACCAATAACGTGAGTTACAGCGAAGTCGTTTGCTTTTGTTTCTAGGTTTGCGTCAGTTTCTTTGATAGTGTGGTTGAACGCAACAGTCGTCGCTTCTGACAGACTGTAAGTCGCACCTAGACCTCTGTAGTCAACTTTGTTAACTTTGTCATCTGACATACCCGCAACAAGCGATAGACTTCCCATATCAAATGATACAGTTGATTCTAAAACGTCTGCTCCTGACTTGCCTGTTGAACCATCCACTTTAGCCAGTGAGTCAAAAGTAAGACCACCGATCTCAGTAGAGTAAACCACAGTGTGACTGTCTCTAGAGAAAAGTTTCTGTACAGCTTTGTTTCCGTATTCTGGGAACACGTCTGTTGTTGCAGTCACTTTCTTGAAGACAGAATTCTGTCTACCTGCTGACACTTTACCTAAAGTTCCCATGTCAAGACCTGCGTATGCAAGTTTTGAATCGAATGGGTTAGATCCTGTGTCGTCTGTGTCCACACCAACTTCTAGTTTAGCGAAACCTGATATCCCGTCAACTAGTTCTTCACTGACGTCAACACCAATGCTGGAACCGTTGTCTTCGGCCTTCAGCACTGATTTTCCATTAACGTCCTCGTCATTCCCCATTCTGTAGTTCAGGGAACCGTAAGCGTTAATCTCAGCCGCTTCGGCTGGTGCTGGTTTGAACAGTGACCATGCTACGATCGCCACTACTATCGCTACACCTACTGCGATTTTCTTCTTGTTTTTCTTAATCATATCTTTGTTTTTTCCTTTTGGTTATGATTAGATTGATAATGCGGACGCTGGCCTTGTGTCCGCTCTGGATTGTAAGACATATTTATGACAAATGCAACCTTAATGTGTAGATAAATTACCAGACTGTTGACACACACTCCATGGTAGTGTATAATTATTCACAGCAACAGGAGGTACAATCATGGGCATACACTATGACTACAAGAACACCAGGGGTGCGAAGAAATTACAGAAACAACACGACAAGGAACAACGTAGGTTGAGCAAGAAGTCAACACAGACCGCAGACGCACAGGAGGAAACGGTTCAGGAAAACAAACCGCTAACACTGGACATGATCACCGATCCCAACAAATGATAAACCAGAGACTGTTCGACCAATACAAAATTGACACCAAGAAGGATTTAAAAATTAAGAACCTGTGTCCTCGTCCCAAGGACACTGTCCTGATCGACAAACAAGGATCGTGCTATGCCTGTGAGTGTACCAGTTGGTTGCCTCAGAGCATAGGTAACCTACAGATAAAATCACTAGCAGATATCATCGGCAGTAACACACACCAACACCTTCAAAGTTCTATCACCGATGGCACGTATCGTTACTGCAACGAACATCAGTGTTCATACCTAAAGTCAGGTGCTGTGTTGCATGGCCGGCCGGATCGCATACAGCATCTAAGACTTGCCATCGATGACAGTTGTAATCTGCGGTGTCCTAGTTGTAGGAAAGGCATGATATTCCATAAGGAAGGTTCTGCATACAACTTGGGCATACGACTTGCGGACAAGATAAATGATTGGCTTTACAACTATGAACATCCTATACAGGTACACATGGGGTCGGACGGTGACCCTTTTGCTTCACACGTGTATAGACACTTCATGGAACAAACGCCCGGAAGAGACAACATCAAATACTCCATACTGACCAATGGACTGATGTTCAAAGAGTTCCATGCCAAAGTTCCTTATGTGATCAGCAATCTACAAGAACTGGGTGTAAGCATAGATGGAGCAACCAAGGAAACATATGAAAAACTTAGACTGGGCGGTAAATGGGAAAAGACATTGGAAGGCTTGGAATGCATGGCCGAGCAAAAACAGAAGCACGGTTTCAGATTCATACTGCACTTTGTGGTGCAGAAGGACAACTACCACGAGATGGAGAAGATCATAGACCTGGGAGAGCGGTACGGTGCTGACAGAGTATGGTTAAACAAGATAGAGGATTGGGGGACAATAGAAGATTTCAAGACTCAGGATATCTTTAATACAGATGAATATAACAGTAGGTTGAACAGTCTAGTACAGCGTATACACAAACGTAATGATAGATTTATCGAGTGTCCTACTTTAGTAAGTGAAGCGGCTCGTTGTAAAAACAAAAACTAAATTGCAGTCTAGGGTACTTTGCGTTGGCACCAATCTCCACTGTATGATTGATGTCTGATCTTAACACAAGTGGTTTTGTGCATTCAATCCTGTCTATCTCGTTTCCCCAATCATCATACCAAACATTGTATGTGTCCATGGTATTCAGCACGGGAAAGTTTATCTTTGCAATAACAGGAGGTGCGTCCTTGTGTATGCTTGTACCAATATCCTCATTGTATATTGTGAAACTCATATCCCTAACATTAAGGGCTTGGTCCTTAAACCATTTCGTTATCTCTAGGTTTGGTATTGAGAAGTAGCTCTGTATCTCTTTTCTAGTTAGGTGATTCCAAAACTCTGTAGGTTCTCTGTTGGCCGTGATGCCAACGTAGTAGCCATACAGACTATCTGCAATCTTTTGCTGTTTATCGCAGTCCAGGATATAATAACACTTCATTGTAAGTATTTAAATACCGTTGCTCATGAAAATTGCAATAACTGGACACAGAAAAGGAATTGGCCAAGCGTTTGCGGAACAGTTGTCTGCACGTGGACACGAAATAGTCGGCATATCCCGGAGTGATGGGGAGAACATCCGGAGGACTGCACACACGGCCGGTCTGATAGCACCCTGTGACATGCTGATTAACAACGCCATAAGTTTTTACGCACAGACGGAACTGCTGTTCGAGGTATGGCACAAGTGGCAAAACATCAAAGAGGTGCGTCACATATGGAACATATCAACCCGGGTGTGTGAACAGGATCATGACATAGACATCAAGGGCCTGACCATGAGAGAGTCCATGCAGTACAGGAATCAGAAGATGGCCTTGGAGTTGGCACATCACCAACTGAACTCTCAACCTAGCAATATTAGAATGGAGTTGATACGTCCAGGTAGTGTGAACACACACGCCTTCAGCGATCCCACCAGCATATCCGCCAAAGCATATGTTGAACAGGTGCTGGCACAACAGGACATAGTATAGTGGACGCTAAAGATCTTTTAAAAAATAAAAGTATCTGTACCTTGCCATGGACAGGTTTCGAGCTCGAACCAAGCGGGACTGTTAAGAACTGTATCATTTCTAAGACCAACCTCGGAACCATAAACAAGTCAAACATAAAAGACATCATGCATGGCAAAGAAAACATAGAACTAAAACAATCAATGCTAAAGGATGAAAAGCCTGCTAACTGTGCCGGCTGTTACCTACAAGAGAAAAACACAACCAACCTGAGCAGTATCAGTAGTAGGCTTTACTATCTCAAAGAGGTCGGAGCAAAGACAGATCTAACATTGTATGATGACGTCAAAAACTTTTCTCTCAAGCATGTCGACCTACGTTGGACCAACTCATGCAACCAGGCCTGTGTTTATTGCGGACCAGAGTACAGTAGCAAGTGGGCACAAGAGTTGGGAGAGAAAGTCAAGTCTAACAAAGAAGCAAGACAGGAAGTAAAGGATTATGTGTTTGAAAATATCACACAGCTAGAAAACGTTTACCTAGCGGGCGGGGAACCAATGCTGATGAAGGAGAACCTGGAGTTCTTAAAACTGCTGAAGGAGAAAAATCCCGGATGTAGTGTAAGAGTCAACACAAATCTAAGCACGACCGAGACAGGAATATTTGAATTGTTGTGTTCGTTTAAAAACGTACATTGGACGGTCAGTGTTGAATCGATGGAGGAGGAATACGAATACATCAGACACCTAGGAAGGTGGAAACACTTTATGGCAAACCTAGAGACAATAAGAAAACTGGATCATAAGATAAGCTTCAACATGTTACATTTTATATTAAACCACAGAAGCATTTTTGACTGCATAGATTTTCTGAAACAGAAAGGATTTCATGATAATAGTTTCGTAGTGGGACCGCTGTACGAACCTGAGCATTACAATTTACTAAACCTGCCCAAACACATGATAGACAGTGTAAAAGAAAAACTTAAAAACAGGTTACAGAAAAATCCGCAAGGGTATCTAAAAAATAGCTACGAAAATTTACTGTATTACTTTTCAAACACACCATGGGAGAAAAACATTTCACTGTTTCTAAAGGCAACACAGACACAAGACAACAGGCGTAATATTAATAGCAGGAAAGTCTTTACAAAACTTTACAAGGAGTTAGATGCTAACACACTGGAATAGATTATTGAACACAGACTGCAAAGTCTATGAACTAGGAGATAATTTTGTTTATCCTATAATGAGAAATGGATCGTCTAGTTTAAGATCTGTTGCGGGACGCAAATACACAAATGAAGAAATACACAAATGCAAAGATATCGTAGTGTTTCTCAGAGATCCAGCAGATAGATTTATATCAGGCCTTAACGAATACTGTCGACAAAATAATGCAGACCTCACACAAACGTGGCAGTTGGTCAAGCAGGGCAAGTTCATAGATCGACATTTCTCCCCACAATGGCTCTGGCTGTTACATTTGAGTAGGTTCTACCAAGGAAAGGTATCACTAAAATTAGTCAAAGATCTTATTATATACTGTAAAGTCCATCTGCACGTATCAAAAAACAATAATACAGATGTGAAACTACTAGACGATTTTGTTCAAGCAGATCAAGAGTTAATGAAACACATAGGACAAACAATAGATCTCGAAATACTAGTCAGGAAATGTAAAAATGTATTGTCCTAGGTTAGACCACTTTGTAAGACTCAACCAGGACGGATCCGTGGGCAAGTGTGGACACATGGTCAATGCAAAGGGATTTGAAAATTTCAAAGAACTGGAACGCAGTGAATGGATGAAGGGTATCAGAGACACCATGTCAGAGGACAGGTGGCCAGACGAATGTACAAGATGCCAACAGTCCGAACGTGTTAAGGGTGAGAGCATCCGGACCAACAGCATAGCCAGGCACAAGATGTTACACCCGATACGTAAGGACTACCTCATAGTAGGTGGTGTGCTGGACAACGTGTGCAACAGTGCTTGCCAGTCCTGCAACGCCGGGCTCAGTACCAAGATAGGAAGTCTAGAGTCAACGGACTATACTCGTGTGGACAACTACAATGTATTCCAACAGCTACCACTGGAACGGGTGATAGAGCTAGATGTCAACGGGGGAGAACCGACCGCCAGCAAGAACTACAAGAAAGTGTTAAACGACCTGCCTGCGAACACAAAGATAGTGAGGATGAACACCAATGGTTCTAGATTGATCAAGGAGATTGAAGATGTGTTGAAGAGGAACATCATGGTCATAGTCACCATGAGCCTAGATGGCATAGGCAAAGTACACGACTATGCGAGGTGGCCCATCAAATGGACAGACTACAAAAAGACCGTGGATGCCTACAAAGACCTGCAGAAAAAATACAAGTTACTACAATTGGATTTCTGGACCACTGTCAGTTGCTTGAACATAAAAAACTTGCCTGAGATAATCAACTACACAAAGAATAAGAACATACCACATGACTGGGCGTTCCTTGATCAACCAAGTGTGTTGAACGTAAGATACAAAAACAAATTCACTATGGTTGCCAAACACATATCCCCGGAAGAGATAGCCATAGATGAGGACAATAGCAAACAACTCGAATCTTTTATCAAGCGGCAGGATGTGTTACGTGATATAGCTATAGATGATTACTTCAGCTTAGGTCCAAATCTTTCCAGGAACAGTTCAGCAAATCGTTGATGATGCTTTATACCATAGTGTTGACCGTCCCTGGCCACACTGTCTGATTGCAGGTCTCGTTGACGGGTCTTGTGCCACCATGGCCAACAATTTCTAATTGTTTGTTCTTTCAGAATATTAAGCCCTTCTATGTGTTCGTGATAGGATTCTTGTGCAAAACAATGGAAGACTTCACAGTTGTTCTTTTCTCCATACTTCTCCACAAAGAAAACATTCTTTAGGAAGTTAGCGAGATCTTGCTCAGATGTTTCATGTCTCAGGGTCTCGTGGCCTCCTGAAAGGTTGATTGGAGACTTTTCAAACCTCTCGCGACGACTCCAATCCGGCCAACACACAATTATAATCCCAGGGTATATGATCTTTTCACTGCCGTACAGTGTCCTGACGAGTTTATCGCCGCTGGATCCTGGCTGTGCAAGATTCCAGTACCTACATCTTTTTTTGTTGTGCTGTGACAAGAAATGAACCCAGTGTTCATCATCGTTGAGTCCTTGACCGAACGTGTGTGAACATCCTAGTATGACCACATTCTTTTTCCCATCGGGCATCGGTGACCATCCGGGACATCGATATCCAAAAGAATTGAGTGTGTACTGAGCACCGTCTGGATGCTTGTTTCCAAATCCCTGTGGGAGTTCTTTATCTGAGAAATGTCCAATCTTCATTGTACAAGTAATTATTGTGTTTTTGGTGTGCCCGGCATGATTCGAACATGCGACCTTCGGTTTAGGAAACCAACATTCTATCCAACTGAACTACGGGCACTCGTTAGTGGCGGTCCCTGGGAGAATCGAACTCCCCTTTGCAGGATGAAAACCAGCTGTCCTAACCGATAGACGAAGGGACCTTAAGTGGCGGGAGTGAAGGGACTCGAACCCTCGACCTATCGCGTGACAGGCGATCGCTCTAACCAACTGAGCTACACCCCCACTGTGTATTTGGTGGAGGATACAGGGATCGAACCTGCTACCTCCTGAATGCAAATCAGGCGCTCTCCCAGATGAGCTAATCCCCCAAATATACCAAACTTACCAAAACAACCACTATTACCAAAAAAGTCAGCATAGCGTTTGTCTTGAGAGTCGTGTTAGTGGTGCCCCCGGTACGATTTGAACGCACGACCTGACGATTACAAATCGCCTGCTCTACCAACTGAGCTACAAGGGCCACCGTGTACTAATGCAACGTTGGATCAGGTAACGCTTCTCTCCTACGTTGTGCAAATAATTGCAATATGTGTAAGCGTTCAGCTTTTACTTGTTCTTCTGTTATTTTAGTTCTGTTTTTAGCTTTATATGTATGCGTAAGGCTGTGGCACTGTACACATATCATTTCGCCATTTTTAAATTCGTTATTGAATCTTTTACCATCTATATGATTATATTCCATAGTTAATGGTCTTCCTATTTGATCTTTACTACATTTGCAACGAGTACATTTATTATTTTGCACTTGTAAAAGATACCTACGAGGCCATAAAGGCACTTCTTTACTGGTCCAGGATTTTCCGTTATCTAGCCAATTGGTAATTCTTTGCCTGTATTCAAATTCCAACTGACAAGTATTATTGCAGTACTTGTTTACTTTCTGCCTTGTGGCTATATTATTTTTACCACAATTCAAACAATTATAGTATTTCATATACAATATATTACACTACAAATTGCCATGTGTCTACCTGTTAAACGCACACACATACACCGTTTAAACGTACACAGAGCTGTGTACACGCATGGTAAAGCATAGCCTGGAGCAGTTGTACATTTGCCATAATATACGCACTTAAAGGTGTTTAAATGTACCTATGTTATATACGCATATCAGGTATGTTGACAACACATAAATAATGTGTATAATAAAGTTATGAGAGATACAAACACAATAACAGCATACGCACAGAAGCTGATGCGTGAGGCGAAAGAGAAATTGTTCTTCAAACACCTGCGTAAGGAAGTGGACACTGGTGCGGGTGGCACACAGGATTACGTGATCAAGAATGGCGTGAACACCGGCAAGATTGCTGTCAAAGCCAACAAATTCCAATAACAGTACACACAGATAACACAGGTTCGTGTTGGTGTAAATACCAGTATGAATAAAAAATTAGAATGGTTGATAATAATCTTCCTGGTGGTGATCCTGGTGAACTTATCGGCGTGTGCCAATCCAAAGGCCGGAACACAGACCAAACAACCAGAAGTACCAGAAGCTGTGGTGCCAGATGAGCAACCAGACAGCAACACACCGACCGTGGCCAACATGGAAGGCATTGCGAATGTGCTGGGCTGTATGTTTGACCCAACCCCGTGCCAGGAAAAGAAAGACCTAGCTAAGACGGAGGAAGGCAAACAATGATCAGATTCATATGCGAGATATGTGATTGCGAACAGCACTGCCGGAGGTCTTGTGGCGAGTGCCAGGACTGTCCCGCATGTGGCTGTCGGGAGTGCAGTGATGCAGAATAGCCTGAACATACACAAACACCTGATCATCCGGGCCGAGGTCAACAACCCACCCACCGACCCCAAGATGTTGGAACAATGGTTGAAGGACTTCATAGGATTCATAGACATGAAGATCATGATGGGACCGTACGTGGCCTACTGTGACAAGGAAGGCAACAGGGGCATCACTGGCATCGCCGTGATAGAGACCAGCCACATAGCCATGCACGTGTGGGATGAGCCAGTGCCCGCCATGATGCAGTTGGACGTGTACAGTTGCGCCGAGTTTGACCCTTACAGGATCGCAGACAAGCTCAAGCAGGACTTCGACGTGGTCAAGCTGGACTACAAGTTCTTGAACAGGGAGACTGGGCTCAAGCCCATCCGACTGAAGAAGAGCCAATTCTGATCACAAAGATCACCATAAATACAGTTACAACAACACAAGGAGACGCAATGTTTTTAACAATTGGATTCGTCGTAGGTTTCATCGCAGGTTGGTGGATCAACGAGAAAGTGGAAGACCTTGGTGAGAAGATCAACCCCATCAAGTGGTTCAAGAAGTAATCATATGAAGGAGGGCGCCTCGTGTACAAGTGGATCAAACATATCGTCGAGTCTTACGAAAAGATGTTCACAATCGAAGTGCCCAAGCGACCTACCATATACAAGATAGGCGACAAGAGGTACGTCCTTACCAAGAGGATATCGGACTCCCCGATCAAGAAACCAAATTACGAGAAGTAACATTGAACTGGAAATTATCACCAATACCGTTTGTTGAGTTCTAGGTTTATATAGAATCGTTTCTGGGATGAGTTGTCAGAACAGTTGTTCCACCAATCCTGACTGTCCACGTCCATGTTACACAGTTCACATTCATGTATTACCCAATTGGGTTCCTGGAACACGGGATTTCCTTTCCACGGAGTGATGCAGTGTGTGTGCCAATACACCATCTTGCGAGTCATTATGTAGATCAGTTTACGCTTCTCCAGGGTGTACATGCAAATATTTAGAACATGCTACCACAGAATTATATTGGTATATTACTTACTGTGATGTGGCCTTACACAGACACGGAGCAGGTTATCTAAAAAGTAATACTAGTTGGCGAACCAGTGTTGGTATGCCAGGTATGGTACCAGGATGGGCCACACCGTGTGTTCTATGATCTCATAGATGACGAACAACGTCAGTATCACCGCCCACAGCTTAGATGTCTTGGCCTTCATTGATATGAATCCAAAGAACCTTGCGTGGTAACTGCCTATTTTTTTTATTAATGCTGTCATGATTTTATTGTATTGCGAATAGTAACTATTAATAGTAACTATTTGCAACTACTTACCGGGGTGTTTGGTAATCTAATAAGAAAGTGGTCGCCTGTCTTTGGGCAATGGCTTCTTGGCTGTGTTCATCCCGTGCTTGTAGCCAAACAGGTAGGCCACTGCTATGAATACTGATATCAACAGTGTGTGCCAGATGTAGAACATGCTAGTCCTGGGTGTCGTCGTCGGCCCTGCTGGTGATTACCCGGTCCACCAATCCGTACGCCACGGCCTCTTCTGCGTTCATGAACTTGTCTCGTTCCATGTCGTCCTTCAATCGCTGTAGGGGTTGTCCCGTGTTCTTCTGGTAGATCTCTGTGAGCTCTCTCTTCCATCTAAGTAATTCGTTTGCCCTGATCTCAACGTCGGTGGCCTGACCACTCGCTCCGCCCAAGGGTTGGTGTATCATGTGCCTGGCGTGTGGCAACATCAATCGTTTGCCTTTCGCACCCGCACTTGCTAGGAGTGAGCCCATACTACAAGCCTGGCCCACTACTATCGTCTGTATGTCTGATCTAACATACTGCATGGTATCATAGATAGCCATACCTGCCGTTACCAGTCCGCCCGGTGAATTGATATAAAGTGTTATATCCTTCTGGGCATCTTGTGATTCCAAGAATAACAGCTGAGCACAAAGCACTGAAGCCGTGTGTTCCTCTATCGGTCCTTCCAACATAATGATTCTATCCTTGAGTAACCTACTAAAAATATCGTAGCTTCTCTCACCTTTGGATGTCTGTTCTATTACTATTGGTGTAAGTGGCATATAATGTAATTGTACACTAGAAAGCCGTGTAGGTCAACCTACAGATTCTCCATTGAATTGTGGTTCTTGGATCTGCTGACCTTTTCCAACTTCGACGGATCTAACTTCTCTATCAGCAGTCTGTTGATGTGTGCGTCACGGGCCTGCGACACCAATTGCTCTCGACTGCTCTGTGTTATCAGCGACAGTATCCGTGAGTCCTTGAATGGGGTGAAGTGCAGTGTTTGTTCAATGTGCCAGTGCTGGTGATCATTGGTGTTGCGTGCCATTACGGCTTCCTTGACCTTGTTGATATCGGGGTCTATCGTGCCAACGTCTAGACCGTTCTCTAGATACTTTTGGTAGTGTTTGTAATGGTAATCCCCGGGCTGTAGCACATCCACCAGACCGGTGCCGTGTGCTTGTAGCATCATTTCCGCGGTGTATGGACCACGCATGAAATTCTCGTCCCCCATGGCGCCGCTGACCAACACGCAATCTTCTGACCACAGGTGCGTCTGCTCATACCCCCAGAACCGTTTCAGTTTGGGTAAGTTGCGTTTCCAGAAGGGTGTGAATTTCAAGTACTCGTAGTCCACTATCTCGTAGTCCTTGGTGAAGTGGTCCAGGTAGGCCCATGCCATGGTGGTGTCCATGCCACCGGAGACAAACATCTTCAGTGGTGATCGGTTGTGTGACAGGAACGAGTCAAACGTCTCTAGCAGTATCTCATGCACGCCATCAACGACGGCCATGTCGGACATGCTGGCGTATTTGTTCCAAGTCTTGTGCCACTGTCGCGACACGTGGAACTGGTCGTCCACCGTGAGCACACAGTCGGCCCATATCTGTT